AGCGCCATAAGAACCTTGGTCGATTTCGCGCTCCATTTCCGACCGGTCGGATAGGGCGTCGAGCGAATCGACAATCACAAGCTCCTGCTGCTTGGCGCCTTTAATAATGCGGGTCAGGTCCTCGAACAGGTCCTCGACCGTTTCAATCTTGTCCCCGAAGTCGATGCGGTCGATTGGCATTCCGAGGGCTTGGGCGTATGCCGGGTCGAACGCGGCCTCCGCTTCCCGGTAACGTATTTTGCCCTTCGGGTATTTGGCCGCGAAGTTCGCCGACGCTTCGATGCATTCAAGCGTCTTGCCCGTTGACTTGTCTCCGACGATATTGCCGACTCGGTTCTCGGCCCACCCGCCACCGAGTGCAAGGTCAAGCGTCGTGCACCCGGTGCTGATAAACTGTAGGTCGGTCTTAGGCGCTGCAAAGTACGCGCCTCCGCTAGATAGTCGTTCGCGTTTCATGTTGTCTCTCCTTCGGGGAAGGTAGGGGCCACGTTTTGGCGTGGCCCCAGGTTCTAGTTACTTGCGGCGACGTCGGGGACGGTCGTCCTCGTCATCATCGTCATCGTCGTCCCCGTCTTCGGCGGGGCGCTTCTTCTCACGCCGAGGGGGTTCGTCCTCGTCGTCGTCCTCGTCGGGGTCGGGCTTACGCTTCTTCTTGCGTGGAGCTTCGTCCTCGTCGTCGTCATCGTCATCCTCTGCCGGTCGTTTCTTCTTGCGACGGGGCGCTTCGTCCTCGTCATCATCGTCATCCTCGTCCTCGGCAGGTTTCTTCTTCTTCCGACGCAGAGCTTCGTCCTCGTCGTCATCATCGTCCTCGTCGTCATCATCGTCCTCGTCTTCGACACGACGGCGCTTCTTCTTCGGCGCTTCGTCTTCGTCGTCCTCGTCTTCTTCGTCACGAGCACGTCGCTTGCTCCGGCGCGGTGGGTCCTCCTGTTCCTCGTCTTCTTCACGCGCCCTGCGCTTCTTCTTCTTGGGCGCGTCGTCGTCATCGTCGTCGATATCCTCGTCCTTGTCAGAACCGGTGCCCGACATTTTCTTTTCAAGGTGCTCATTGCTGAACAACTGGATGGCCTTCGGCAGCGGGTTGTCGACGATGAATTGGAGGATTTCCTCCTGCTTCTTTTCGTCGTCCGAGATTGGCGACGACTCACGGTCGATGCTGAAGAAGTATTTCGTGTTCTGCATGCCCGAGCCGGTCTTCTTGACAATGACGTCGAAGCCGTCCTCGGGGTGGTCGATGTGCAGAACCTTGCCGGACTTGTATCGGCTCTGCTCAGAAATGTCGCGGTCCTGCGACCAAGACATGTCCCAAACCTGGGGCCGCTCGTCCTTGTCGGCGCGGTCGATAACGTAGACCCAAACGCGCTTCTGGAAAGCGACCTTCTTCGCCTCGTCGTCCTCGCCGTCCGCCTTGAGTTGCTTCGCCTCGTCACAGATGCAGCAAAGCTTGCCCTTCAATTTGTTCGGGCAAACGTAGTTCGACGAGTCCGAGCCGACGTACCGATGCATAAAGACTTCGTACCCGTAGTGGTCGAAGTCTTCCCACGAAGGCGGAAGGATGCGGATTTGGTTCTCGCCCGACTTGGGGCGCCACATGTCGAACCCGCGCTTGACCGGCGAGTCGAAGCGCCCCCCGGTCTGTTCGGCGCGCTTGCGGATTTGCTCCTCCGAGCGCGCCTTGTATTTGTAGACCGATTTGCCTTTGGACTTCTTTTTCACGATACCTCTTCTCCTTTTGAAAGCTCATGCATGAGCAATTGCTGGTTTCGGCGCTTGGCGGCAAAGTACGATGCTATAAGCATACGCCCCAGCCCGTACACGACGACCGCACCTAGCACCAGCAAAAACAATGCGTCGTGTAATCCCATCAGTCCTGCTCCCTCTTGATACGCTCGCGGTTCATCGCTTTCTTCGTGTCCGCGTAGCGGGCGTCGCGCGCCGGCCTTGACGATGTGTCCATTGAGTACCCCGAAACGTGCAAGGTCACGAGGTTCTCGAGTGCGTAGCGGCGCTGTTGGAAAGTCTCCTTCAATGCCGCGAGCAAGTTGACGTTCTTTTCGAACTCGGCTTGCCCTTCGTTGGCGCGCTTCCACTGCTTGTCCTCGCGCATCATGTTCTTGAACGCGGTCTCGGTCGGCTTCTTGGTGCCGTTCTCGGCCAAGTCGATTTCGGCGGCCTCCCGAAGGGCGCCGTCGAGTTCGGCTTCCAGGTCCTTGAGCGCGTTCTTCGCTTCGTCGCGCCGCGATATCTCAAGGGCCAAGCGTTCCGCGATTTCGTGGAACACCGAGGGCTGCCTGACCCACATGCTATCGAGGTCGTCCTTGTCGATGGCGATTGCTTCCTTCGCGTAGCGCAGGAACTTCGCCGTCGACATTACCGTCTCTTCCGTCTTAGCCATTGCTTTTTACCTCCTACACTTAGACATACTATTCGGCCAGAATGGCCCTTCCCAAGCTCAGCATGAACGGCCCCGAACCTTCCGACGTGCTGTAGGGTTCGGCGAACGCTTCCAAGATGCCGAGCACGTTCGCAGCGGCGCTATCCGAAGACGCGCCCTGCAAGACCTTGCCCATGTAATTCATGATGACAATGCGGGTCCCCTCGTAGTTCGGGGTCTCGCCTAGCCGCTTGACGATTGCCATCGCTTTGGGCCATGAGCCCGGCTTGAGCAAGAACTGACAAAGCTCCCGGGTAGGGTCGCTCTCCAATACGGTGTGCAACGCCTTGGCGGCTTCCTTGCCGGTCGTGCAGTGTTCCGCGCTGGCAAGGTTCACCAAGGCTTCCCGGGCCGAACCGTGCGCCTCGCGTACAATGACCGCGCGCACCGCTTCCGACACGTCAAGCTTCTCCTTCTTGATGACCCGCCCAATGACTTCGTCGAGCTCGTTCTCGCTCAGGAGCTTAAGCTGGACCTTGGTGCATCGGGTCTTGATTGTCTTCGGCACCTTGGCGACATTGGTCGTGCAGAAAAACCACATGACATGCTGGTGCGGCTCTTCGATTGTCTTGAGCAACGTGTCCCACGCCTTCTGACTCAGGCCGTGGCATTCATCGATGACGATGGCCCGTTTGTCACCGCCGCCAATCGGTCGGTACGCCATAACCTCTTGGAGCTTGCGGGTGTCTTCGACGCCCGAATTGGTCGCGGCATCGACGTCTTGAATGTCGGCGCGTTCGCAACCGGCATAGACGGCCGCAATGCGGGCCAACGTGGTCTTGCCGCAACCGGACGGGCCGTCGAGCAAAAACGCCTGCGACGTTCCCTTGTCGATGACTCGTTGCAGCATCTTGCACGCCGCATCTTGGCCCTTGACGGTCTCGAAACTGCCCGGCCTGTACTTGTCATGATAGCTTGGCATCTTTGCTCCTTGTTACTTTGCCGCGTTTCATATCGAGGATTCCTTTTTCGCGAAGGGCCTCCATTACGTGGTAGACCGCGCCCCAACGGTTGGCCCGGTCGATGTAGTGTTCCTCCGGCTGCACGCAGCCCGCCACCCACGAAACCAAATCATGGTAGGGCAGCGTCTTGTCGCCCATGCGCAGCAAGAAGTACGCTTCGACGACGGTGAGTTGCGGCGGGAGGGCGAGCAAGCGGGCGACGTCTTCGAGCTCGCACTCTTCGCCGTCAACGTAGTTCTGCGTTGAGTAGCCGCCATCGTCGAGCGTATAGTGACGGTTCTCCCAGGACCAGCGTGGGTACTCAATGCAGCGATAGCCGTAGGCATAGCCCTTGTGCCGGCCGCTACCGTCCGACACGTAGCCCATGTTGCCGTGCCACGCGGTCAGGAAGTGAGTTTTTTCTAGGTCAATCACTTTCCGACCACTTCGCGGAATTTGTTTTTGCCCACGCTTTCGAAGTTGCCTGCTTTTTGAAGGTCGCACCAGTTGTCTCCTATGCTGCGCTCGACAACGAGCGGAACGTTTATCCAGTCGAAGCGGATTTTGGTCATCTCGCGAATGACAATCTCCGAACGCTTTTCGACCAAGTGCTCAGGCCAAAGGAAGGTCAGGTCGTCATGGATTTCCATCGTTGCCTGATAACGCTTATAGTCAAGTTCGGACAGCGCGTTCATTGCCGAGAGCACGATGATGCGCTCGTCCGATTGGATTGGGCTGTTGATTAGCTGGTTCCACGAGACCGGTGCGTAACGGCGGAAGCCTGACAACCCGGTGACGTAACCGTTCTTTTTGTAGAACTTCTCCAGTCCGATTTGCCACGACTTGATTTTGGGGAAACGCCCGAACAGTTTGTCCTGCATCTCCTGTACTTCTTCGGGGCGCAAGTCCTTTCGCCCGATTGCGTTCATGTTCGGGGTGATGGACTTAGGCTTGGCGCCGAAGAAAGACGGGAAGACGAAATAGGTCTTCGCGGTATCGCGGCATTTCTTGAAGACGTCCTTGTCATCCTCCCAGCCCTTCGGCGCCCACTTCGGGAACGCCTTGGCAAACTCGTGCACCCACTCCGAATGAATGTCGTACCAATCGAAGAAGGCTTGGACAAAATTCTCGTCGCACGACTCCATTGCGATGTTACGCGCCTGAATACCCGCGTAGTCGAACGTCACCACTTTCATGTTGTCTTTGCGAACAACGCGGCGGACGATGACGTTCTTGCCGCGCTTGGGCCAATTCTGCTGGTTCGGGTCCTCGGAGGATGTTCGCCACGTTTCGACCTTGTATGATGATATGACAGGGTGAAGCAGGCCGTCGTCATGGACGCACGAGGTTTCGGTCCCGGGCGTAACCGGGTCGCAGTAGGTGCTCAGAACCTTGGTCGGCTTCCGCCACTTGATAAGCGCCGGCGCAAAGGCGTGGTTGACGTCGCGCAATGTTTTCTCGTCGGTCTTTGTATGCTTCGAACCGATGAGCTTCAACATCTTCTGGACGTCGTGCGTCGAGGACGGCCGGAAGTCGACGCCGTGTTCGCGCTTGTATCTTGTCCAGCACTTCAAGCCCTGCAATTCGGCAAGGGCGGCGGCTTGCTCGTCTTCCCAAGGCCCACGCAGTTTGCGAAGAACCTTCTGGTCGACCGGTACGCCTTGAATTTGTGACAGGACCAGCGTCGGAATACTTTCAAGCTGGTGCTCGTACTGGTCGGTTTGGTCTAGCTCCCGCAAGATAGGCATCTGCACTTCGTGGAGCTTTAGGTGGTATTTAGAGTCCATCCCGTTGTATGGCAGGATTTTAAGCAGCGGTTCGTCGGCCATCCGTTTGCGGTTGACGTCGGACAAGTTCTTGAGGTTCAAGCCCCAATACTGCTGGGTCAAATTCTCGAGTCCCAGCATGCCTTGGCGCGGGTTGATGATGTACGCCTGCGAAATCGTGTCTTGCCACTTGCCCGCGTCGCGGCAAAGCTCCTCGCCATACTTGACGGCCGACCACTCCATTTCGAACGAAAGCTGGTGCGCTATCTTTTCGACGTCGGAGGACAGGAAGTCGTACCAAATGTCGTCAAGCTTCTTGCGCTCCTTTGGCGTCCACTTCGCTTCACGATGGTCGAACGGCCAAACCAGCACGCTCCCAGGTATCGCAAGCCCAGCAGTCAGGATGATGGAATTCTCATTGTACGGGCGAAGCGCGCTCGTTTCGTAATCCATCCCTGTTTCGCCGTGGTCGACGCACGCTTGAATGTGCTTTTCGATTTTGCGCAGGTCGGACGCGCCCTCGTCGCCGGTAAGCCAAGCTACGTTCTTGCGCGCGGTCTTTTCGGTATGAACGACCGGCGCCTCGACGCCATCGTCGAGCTTCCTGAAAAGGGTCTTGAAGTGCCGGGTCCAAGACGCCTCGTCGTCGGAGACAAAGCCATCCCAGCGCCGGTCCTTCATGACGTCGTATGGATGCCGGAACGGGTGGACCCAAAACTTGTGGTCGCCGATTTGCGCCGGGTAGCGCCGGCCTTCCCAAAGGTACGCGTGCGTTTCTTTCGCCAGCAAGTAGAGCGGGACCTTACCGATGGTTATGACAACGTCGGGTCGTACCTTGAGGATATCGTCCTCGACGCGTCCTCTACAGCATTCGATTGCGATTTCGGTTGGCGTCTTGCTGTAGACATAGGTGCGCGGGTCGTCGCGGTTCATGCTTACGACCTTTTCGCCCGGGCCGGTCGGGTCTTGGACTACGTTGCCCCACCGAACGTTGTCCTGCCATCGCTCAGGAATACGCGAACGCAAGAACTTGCCGACGTCGCCTCCGAACGGACTGCCGTCCTTGTCGGCTGCTTTCGACGGCGCGTCACCTAGGATATAGACCCGGGCT